CGTTCGCGCGCAAGGTCGCCACCACGGACCCGAAGGTCGTGGCCAAGTGGACCGAGCGGAACATCGACGAGTGGTTCAAGAAGTACGTCGAAACCAAGCCCTTCATGGGCAAGCAGGCAGCCTCGGCTCCCGCGCCGCAGCGTCGAGTGGAGCGCGCCCCTGGCGGCGCCGCTTCGCCGCCGCCCCGTCCGCGACAGCCGGCCTCGGGCGACACGAACGGGGGCAAGACCTTCCGTCCCGGCCAGCCCAACAGCATGAGCAAGAGCGAGGCGCGTGACGAGATGCGCCGACGCGGTTACTCTTACTGAACGACTCCCGCATCACCAGCCCTACGGGCACGCTCACCACGTCCACGCCGACGGTCAACAGGCGGTCAACGAGCGCACCGGACAGCTGACCCAAACCCCCAGCCAACCCCCGGAGCATCCCCATGCCGTTGATCCTCGGTATCCCGCCCGCCGTCGTGAAGCTCGTTCAGGAAGGTCTTCTGGAGCGCGCGTTCCACGACGGTCTGTTCCCCGCCCTGCAGTATCGCGCGGAGGCACTCGTCGAAGAGTGGCCCGCGAACTTCGGCACCGAGCTCTTCATGAGCCGGCCCGGTCTGCTCCCGGCGGTGACGAAGCCGACCGCACCGGGCACCGACCCCGCGCCGCAGGCGGTGAGTTTCGAGCAGTGGTCCGCGAGCCTGCAGCGCTTCACGGGAACGATCGACACGCACATGCCGACGAGCGCGGTCGCGTCGAGCAACCTCTTCCTCCGCAACATCCATCAGCTGGGTCTGCAGGCAGGACAGTCGCTCAACCGCATCCCGCGAAACTCGCTCTTCAAGAGCTACCTCTCGGGGCAGACGAACGCGATCGCCGCTGGGCTCGCGGGCGACACGTTCATCCGAGTCGCGGCGATCAACGGCTTCACGGATGTCGTCATCCCGAGCGGCACGGTTCGCCCCGCGCCCGTCTCGCCCGCGACGCCGCTCCCCGTCACCATCGCGGGCGTCGTCGGCACGCGCAACGTGATCGGCGCCATCCCCGACAACCCGGACGACTTCTTCGGCCCGGGGACGCTGCAGCTGGACGCGGCGCTCGGCGCCCCCGTTGCGCTCCGCGCGCCGGTCATCTCGGCGGCCGCGCCGCTCGTGATCCGCTCCGGTGGCGGCAACTCGGTCGACGCCATCGGCGCCGGCGACGTGTTCGCCCTGCAGGACGCGATCAACGCGGTGAACAAGCTGCGCCGGAACAACGTCCCCCCGCACGAGGACGGGTACTACCACGCGCACATCTCGCCCGATGGCAACAGCCAGGTCTTCACCGACCCGGCGTTCCAGCGGCTCAACACCGCTCTCCCGGATCACCGCATCTACCAGGAGGGTTTCATCGGCACGATCTCGGGGATCATGTTCTTCATGAACACCGAGTCGCCCGACACGCTCAACTGCGGCGCGCTCACCCCGACCGGCGCGAGCTCGGTCTACGCCGAGGACATCGGCGCCGAGGTCGTCAACGGAACGGGCGTGAAGGTCGGCCGCATCCTCATCACGGGCCGCGGCGCGCTCTACGAGAAGTGGCTGCCCGGCACGAACTTCGTCTCCGAGGCCGGCATCACCGGCAAGATGGGCGAGTTCGACATCGTGAACGCGGGGCTCACGGTGCAGACCGAGCGCATCGATCTCATCCTGCGCGCGCCGCTCAACCGTCTGCAGGATCAGGTCGCCGCGACCTGGCAGATCTCCACCTCGTTCCCCGTCCCCACGGACGTGACCAGCGGCACCGGCCCCGAGCGTTACAAGCGCGCGGTGGTCATCGAGCACGCTCTCGCGTTAGGCTGACGATTGCGAGCCCGGTGCAGTCGAGAGGGCCCTCCCCCCCTCCCTCTCGACACGGCACCGGGCTCGCGCTTTTTGTGCTCGGGCGTTACCCTCCCGTCATGCCGTTGAAGGAAGGCAAGAGCGACGACACGATCGGCGCGAACATCGCGGAGCTCATCCGAGCCGGTCACCCGCGCGACCAAGCCATCGCCATCGCCTACCGCGAGGCGGGTCGAGGTGGGCGCGGCGCGGCGGACCTCATGCTGGCGGTCGCACGGCTGGAACGGCAGGGCTTCAGTCGCGAGGGTGCAATCAAGGCCGCCGAGTACGCGGAGCGCGTGCGTGGGGGCTCCAGGGGGCGCGGAAAGGGTATGCCGAGCCTGGAGGAGCGGACGGCGTTCGACATGCCGACCGAGCGCTGGACGGGCGGGGGCAAGGGGAAGCTCTCGCAGTGGGCGAGCGCGGTGCTCGGTGGACGGGGCGGGGAGATCGCGGTGCGCGTGCCCGACACGGACCAGGCGACGGACTACACGTGCGGGCCGGCGTCGCTTCGCGGTGCTCTCCTGGCATTCGGCGTCGGAGTCGAGGAAGACGACCTGGCGGCGAAGGCGCAGACGAGCGCGTCGGGCGGGACGAGCGTGAACGGTCTGAAGGCGGCGGCGGAGGCGGCAGGGGTCGAGGCCGAGATCGTCGAAGGAATGACCGTGGATGACCTCGTGGGCCACCTGGCCGAGGGATGCGTGGTGCTCGCGTGCATCCAAGCCGGCGACGATGTGGAAGAGCACGACTCCTCGCACTGGGTTGTGCCGTGCGCGGTGACGGACATGAACGACGTGACCGTGGTTGAAGCCATGGACCCGAGCGTCGAAGGCGCGCGGAGCGTGGCGGCGGTGCCCGAGTGGGAGCAGCGCTGGCACTGCATCGACATGGGCGAGCGCATCGAAGGGCTCGCACTCGTGCTACGCGGCGACGAGCCTGCGAATATGACGGCGATCAATCAGCCGCTGACGCCCCTCTGAGGACATCATGAAGACTTCCAAGCTGACGACGTGGGCGAATGCGACGATGGGCGTTCTGGGCGGTCGTGGGCGCCGCGGCGGCGGAGTCGAGTTCAAGTCCGAAGGCGCGATGCAGAGCTACTTGAAGGCTCACCCGAAGGCCGACGCATCGAAGCACTCGGTCGCGAAGAAAGAGAAGCCGCAGACGGGGGCACCGGGCGCCGCGCCTGGCGGGCCCACGGCGCCCGCTGGCGCGTTCACTCCCGGTGGTTACACGGGAACCAGCACTCGTCTGCCGCCCGGCCGCGAAAAGCCTCCTACTGAGGCAGGACCGAGCCCGCGTGCTGTCGCGGAACGACATACGGAGACGGCGCGCACCGCGTCGGCTGTTGCAGGGAGGACGAATACGCCCGAGTCGCACCAAGCCGCGGAGTCGGCGCATAGCAAGGCTGCAAGCCGACACGAGGAAGCCGCCGCAAGACACACGGGCGGCAGCGAGCTCCATCAGAAGCATATGGCAAAGGCCGCCGAGCATCAGAAACAGGCGCAAGCTCACCGAGAAAAGGAGCGCGTGGCGTCGGGCCCGCCGGCAACGAACTACCAGCGACGGACGGGCGCGGACGTTGCGCGCGATGCGAGCTCGCAGGCGAACGCGAACCCGAGCGCAAAGTCGCACGAGAGCGCGCGAGTGGCGCACGCGCAGGCGGCATCCGAAGCGCGCAACCGTGGTGACCGCGCCGGCGCGCAGCATCATGAGAACAAGGTCATCTACCACCGAGGCGAGGCGCAGGCGCACGCGGCACGCGCCACCGCGGCTCCCACGGCGCCCGCTGGCGCCCCTTCCAACGTCGGGGCGACGGTTACGAGGACCGAGCGCGGTGGGGCGCCCTCGACGGGCACGGTGGGCCCGAGCGGGCGTGTCGTCGGGCGGGTGACGGGCGAAGGTCGCCCCGGCCCTGCTCGAAACGCACTCCAGAACTACCTCGCTCGAAACCCGGCGGCGCGTAATCCTGCCGCGCCCGGTCCGGCACCGGCGGCACCGGCGGCATCGACGGCACCTGCAATGTCTCCGGAGGCGGCGGCGAAGAAGACGAAGGAGATGAACGAGTACACGGCGGGCGCCGACAAGCGCGCGGCCGAGCACGGGGCGAAAGACCCGGCGTTCCACGCGTACGCCCAGCAGGCGCACGAACGCGCGGCGGCTCACAAGGAGTCGACGGGCGACACCGCCGGCGCCGCCGAGCACCGAGCCAAGGCGGCCGAGCACGCGCAGAAGGGCGATGCCAGCCACGCCGCTCGCGCCGAGCGCGCCAGCACGGCCAGCTACGCCGCGCCGCGATTGTCCAACGCGGCATCGGCAACGCAGCCGCCTCTATCCGATCGCCCTGGCATCTCGGTCCGAGAGCGAGCGCATGAAGCAACCGAGACGGCATCGAAGGCCACCGGCTCGGCGGCGCGCGATGCTCATGCGTTGGCGGCGCAGGCGCACGAGCACG